AAGATTCTCTGTCTTCAGTCGGTGCTTGAAGGCAAGGGCGTCTTTCTCAAGAAGATTGGACGTTATGTTCGCCCTTCTGAAGGGTTCACTGTTGTTGCTACTGCTAACACCAAAGGCAAGGGTTCTGACGATGGACGTTTTATTGGGACAAACGTTCTGAACGAAGCATTCCTTGAGCGTTTCCCCATCACTTTCGAGCAGGAATATCCTGGTGCTTCCTTTGAAACTAAGATTCTTCTGAACACTGGTATCGAAGAAGACTTTGCTATCCACTTGGTCAAGTGGGCAATGGTGATCCGTAAGACTTTCTATGATGGTGGTGTTGATGAACTGATTAGCACCCGTCGTCTGGTCCACATTGCTGAGGCATACAAGATCTTCGGCAAGCGTGATAAGGCAATCGAAGTTTGTGTGAACCGATTTGATCTTGATACTAAGAAGTCCTTCTTGGATCTCTATTCCAAGATTGACGAGACGGTTGATACCGAGGATATTCTCGGAGACGAATCGTTTGCACAATTCACAAATCAGTGATACAATATCGGGGGTGCAAACCCCCTTCTTTATGGAGTCCTATTTTATGAGAAAATACAGTGAAACTGAGACTATCAAAGAGTTGGAAGAGTATATCTCTGGCACTTACCAAGGACACTACACTACTGGAAATCCCAATGGTGAGCAGAAAGTCCAGACTCTCGATCTGATTGAGAGCATTGGTGATGCTGAAGGTTTCTGTCGATCAAATGCAATCAAGTATCTTTCCCGTTTCGGAAAGAAGAATGGTCGCAACAAACGTGATCTGCTGAAAGCACTTCATTATGTGGTACTTCTCTATCACTTTGCTGGTTGCCACAAGAATGGCAACGGTCTGTCTGAGTACAAAGTTTGAGGTTATTTGATGAGTAAAATTGCTATTGACAAAAAGTTCTACGAAGAACTTCTCAAGAATTATATCAACATCAACAAGTCTTTGTTGATCCGAGAAGGTAATACCGTCTCCACACTTTCTGTCAATAAGAATATTATGGCACGTTGTGTGGTTGAGGAGAACTTCCCTTCCCAGGCAGCAATCTATGATCTTTCTTATCTGATTGGTGCTATCCTTATCTCTGAGGATCCTGTTCTCGATTTTACAAAAGAGAACTGCATGACGATTCGAGACAATGCATCTCGTTCTAAGAGTACGATCTACTATGCTGATCCTGAGATCATCGTTGCTCCTCCCGAGAAAGACCTTGAACTCCCCGCAGAAGATGTATCGTTCAACCTGACTTGGCAGACTTTCCTCAAACTGAAGAAGTCTTCTGAGATCTACAACATTCCTGACCTGTGCCTGTATGGCAAAGAAGGTCAACTGGTTATCTGTACTACAGATAAGAAGAATGATACTGCAAACTCTTTTGCCGTTGAACTGCAGGAAACCGACTTTGATGGTTGCTTCTGCTTTAAGATGGAGAACTTGAAACTGTTCCCCTCTGATTATCGCGTCTCGATTCACGGTGGTCAGGTTGCTCTGTTTGAGAGCACTACTAATCGTAAAGGTATTCAAAGCATTCGTTATTGGATTGCCCTGGAACCTAAGTAGACCCTATCTGATTTTTTATTATTATGAGCAAAGATTTTCTCTGGGTCGAAAAGTATCGTCCCAAGCAAATCAGTGATTGCATCTTGCCTGATGAACTGAAGAACACCTTTCAGGAGTTCGTTGACAATGGAGAACTTCCTAACCTTCTCCTTTGTGGTTCTGCTGGCGTTGGTAAAACTACAGTTGCAAAGGCACTGTGCGAACAACTTAATGTAGATTATTATGTCATTAATGGATCCGATGAAGGACGATTCTTGGATACTGTCCGAAACAATGCGAAGAACTTCGCTTCGACCGTCTCACTTCAATCGACTAGCAAACACAAAGTCCTCATCATTGATGAGGCAGATAACACAACCCACGATGTACAACTCTGCCTACGGGCGTTTATTGAGGAGTTTAGTAGCAACTGCAGATTCATCTTTACCTGCAACTACAAAAACCGAATCATCCCTCCCCTCCATTCTCGCTGCTCCGTCATTGACTTCTCAATCAATGGAAAGCAAAAGCAAGCAATCGCAGCAAAGTTTTTCAACCGTGTCAGGACTATACTTGAGGAGGAGAATGTACAATATGATCCTCGCATTGTCGCGGAAGTAATTCAGAAACACTTCCCTGACTGGAGACGTGTCCTTAACGAACTACAACGTTATGCTGCTGGTGGTACTATTGATTCTGGCATTCTCAGTTTGGATGTCAATGTTAACACTAATGATCTTGTAAGATTTCTTGCTGAGAAGAACTTCAAAGAAGTTCGTAAATGGGTAGTCAATAATCTTGATAATGATCCCAATGTTCTTCTCCGACGCATCTACGATGCTTGCTATGAAAGCATGATGCCTCAGTCGATCCCCGCTGCCGTCCTTGTCATCGCTAAGTATCAGTATCAATCTACTTTTGTTGCTGATCAGGAGATCAATCTTCTCGCTGCTTGTACAGAGATTATGGCGGAGTGTGCATTCAAATGAAGACTATGAGACTGTTTCCTGTGTATCTACACAGGTTTGATAATCCTAATCCTCAACCAGAACGAGTGATCAAACTCATTGAAGAAATGAATCCCAAACAAAAGTCTGGGAATTGGGATGAGATGAAGGTAAAGACTACCGAAGGTCTTCTGCATATGATGCCAGAGTTTGATTTTTTGACAAACTGGTTTAGGAAATGTCTGAAAGAATATAGACATCATTATATGCTCGATTGTGAAGACCTAGATATAGCAGTTATGTGGGGAAATAAATCGGCAGTTGGAGATTATGCTGCTCATCACGAGCACACTCACAACCTCTCTTATATCAGTGCTGTCTATTATATTACTGAAGGTTCTCCTACAGTATTCTTTGATCCTAGATATGCTGCTGGCGGTGAACAAGTAGAGGTTTGTTGGAAGCGTGGCAGAGACATTGAACATGATGTGAAACCTGTACCAGGAAGTTTAATTTTATTCCCTAGTTGGTTGCCACACAAGTCTCGTCCCCACACAGGACCTGACCCAAGGTATACTATTAGTTTCAACGTTCTGCCAACTGGTATGGTCAACAATGGCATGTATGGTTTCCCTATGGCACACATCACGCTGAACAACTATGAAAGCAAAGCAGGAACTGGTTGAGATTTGGAAAGAACTTGGTTCCATACGCCAAGACCTTGATGAAATAAAACTATTACTTCGCACAATACATGATGAAAAGTTTGAAGACACCTCTCAGATACCCAGGCGGCAAGAGTCGGGCAACGAAGTACCTTACACCCTTATTCCCGATCGATATTGATGACTATCGTGAACCATTTATCGGTGGTGGTAGTGTAGCAATCGAGTTTACAAAACAATATCCACATATCCCTGTGTGGGTGAATGATCTATATGAACCTCTGGTAAACTTCTGGCAGGTTCTTCAATCGGACGGACAACTGCTTCAACGGGAACTCCTGAACTATAAAGGAGAACATGATACTCCCGAGAAAGCAAAGGAACTCTTTCTTAATTCAAAGGAGATCATCAATGACCGAACAGCAGATAACAAAGACAGAGCTACTGCTTTTTATATTGTTAATAAGTGCAGTTTCAGTGGGCTTACTGAATCAAGTTCTTTTTCCCAACAAGCAAGTGTCTCCAATTTCTCAGTGCGAGGTATTGAAAAACTAACTGGATACCAGGAAATTATAAAAAAATGGAAGATCACAAATCTTTCATACGAAGAAATGCTTGAGGGAACTGCAAACACTTTCATTTATCTGGATCCTCCCTACGACATCAAAGACAATTTGTATGGAAAGAAGGGGGAGATGCATAAAAAGTTTGATCATGATCTCTTTGCTCAACGCCTAGATAGTTGTGATTCTAATTGTATGATTTCATACAATTCTGATTTGTGTGTTCGTAATCGTTTTAAGGACTGGTACTCGACCACCTACGAACTGACGTATACTATGCGTTCAGTTGGGGACTACA